ACGAATCACAATTTCATTTCAAAAGAAAAGTTTATACAGTGTTTCACATGAAACAATATGTTATCTTTTGTTTCAGGTAAATCTATCAAGTATTATGTTTCACATGAAACAGTCCTTTCATCTTTTGCCCCAATTATAATAATCAATCGAGTATTATGTTTCACGTGGAACATATAAAAAGATAATTAGAAAGTGGTCTTATTCAATAAGCTTAATCTATGGTCGGTTACTGTATTAATCAAAATATTTTTCTAGACAATCTATATTTTTCAAACTCTCTAAAAATGTTTCACATGAAACAGTTCAAATAATAAAATCAAACAAAAACAGCTTTTATCTTCTTCAGATATTCAAATCAAACTTATCCACAATATACACATTTTGCTTGTGCATAAATCACTTTCTGTTTCATGTGAAACAATTCTTCCAAAATCATTATCTTTGACTTATCCACAATTGTGAATAAGTTGTGGATAACTTTTAAAACAAAAAAAGCTGACCGTAAGAAAAATACGATCAGCTCCTGCCTGATGAATATATATTTGTCACCCGTAAAGCTATTTAGTTGTAATTTATAATTAAGAATGAGAATTCACCTTTTCGAAAAAAGCCCCGTAAATCATTGTTATATATAGAAGAAAGTTAATAGTTCAAAAAACTGGCATGATTAGCTGTATTTTGTTAAACAGGCTTTTTCTCCATGTTTTTTGCATAAAAATCTTTATTTTTATTACCTTAATTGGATTTGTAATTTTAAAACTGACAGAACCTTTGTTTTTAGACTCTTCGGTAAGACGAAAATCATTATTTTTTGAATCAGAAACAGCCTTTATTTCAAAAGTATTACTAAACAAAAGTGGCTGATTGTTTATAAAAAAACTGTATTTTTTACATAAATCCGGCATATTTTAACCCCTTTTTTGATGGTTTTAATCGAATAAAGAGCCCTGTTTTACGGTATTTTCGGGGCGTTTTTTTCGGTTTAAAAGGATTAAATCAACCTGTTTTTCAAGTTCTTTAGAGCGTTTTAAAGCCTCATTTGAACGGTATTTAAAGTATTCTTTTTGAGCTTCTCGCATGGCAGAAACAATGTCTGCAAACTCGCCGGTTGTCATTTTTCGAGTGCCTCCTTACAAAATAAATACATAGGAACATGCCAAATACGGTTGGACCAAGAACGAATCAACATATCTCCCTCAATTGGATAATCTGCTCTACATGAATTGTATGTATATGATGTTTGTATCACAGAATGTCCTATTTTGAGTTCTCCATTACCCTTTGCCAGCCATTCTGCAAGTTCAGCATTTGTTAATAATCTATCATGTATATTTTCAATCGATTTATACAAAACTAAAGATTCATACATAGGGCAATATCCACAGCCACCATTATTAAAATCTGTTGGTCTGCATGATTTATTAACCTTTACACAACCGCTGCAGGGTATTGTTTTTTGTTTTGGAAGTAGTTCTTTCTTTTTCATTACAATTTCCTTGTTCTTTCTTTTAAGTTTTTATAAAACTCTTTACAAGTTCTGTCTTCAGCAAGAAGCACTCCAACAGCTATTGCAGATAACAATTCTTTTTCTTTAGCTGTCAACGTACATAACATTAGAGCTAACTCCTGTTCATTTGGTTCACGATCTGTATTTTCAAGAGAAGCTCTGCAAGCCTGATTGTATTTCTTTTTACGTTCTCTTTTTACCGAAGCAATAAAAACTTTTGCACAACGCGCTGAACAGAAAAAAAGAGTTTTTTTTACTTCCGGGGCAATATCTTCTGGCTCGATTTTTACACCAGAAGAACAGGTTCTTCCACAGATTTTACACTTCGGATTCTTCATAATAATTTCTCACATAAAAAAAGCCGCGAACTCCCCACAAGTCCACGGCCAAAATCAATGCTGCAAAGCAACCTAGATATGTGGGGAATCTATCTACGTTGCTCTGATTTATGTTTTCAGTTTATTAAATATTGATTTTTTGTGATGAAATTAAGGCAGAAAAGAAAGAAATTGAACTGTGAATAAAAAGGGTTTTATTACTTGCCTTAATTTCAGTAATTCATCTTTTACAGTGCCATACTGTCATTATGAAAATCAGAAAACGCGAATTAGCAAAAGCCGGAATCTTCGGCTCAATCGACAATCCGGTTGTCGTAAAGGAATCTGAACTTGAAGAGATTGCAGAGACTTTCCCGGAAATCAAGAAAGCTCCTGTAAAGCTCGGCGGTCACTGGACAGAAAACCGTCCGCGCCTTGCTAACGTAATCTCTGTCACCTATGACAAAAAGACAAAGACTCTTCTTGGCGAAGTTGAAGAACAGGATGAACTTTCCGCTGCAGTAGATGCCGGATATTATCCAGACGTTTCAATCGGAGCAAAGCAGCGTGCTTCCGACGGAAAGATGTATCTTCATCATCTTGCTTACCTCGGCGACGAACCGCCACAGATAAAAGATCTGGAATCTCAGATTGCAGAAAATCTTTCAGAAGCAGAAAAGAACATTGCCGCTTCAGACGCTACCAGCGACAAGGACGTGCGCTCATATCCTTCTACAGCTGAAAAGCAGCTTTATCTTTCTGATTCACCCAACACCGAACCGAAAAACACAGATAAAAAATCGGATCCGACACCTGTGAACTCTCCGGCAACGGAGAGCACAGCTGTTGATGTTCCAAACGGAGGACTGTCTATGACAGAAGAAGAATTCAAAGCCATGAAGGCGGAAAACGAACGCCTCAAGGCTGAGAATGAAAGCAAAACAAAAATGCTTTCAGACTCAATGGCAGCTGCACGCGAGCGCGACAAAGAAGCACTCCGAAAGGCAGCTGAAGGCAAGGTAACTCAGCCACAGATGGATAGCCTTATGGCTCTCTGCGACAGTTTCCAGGACGGAAAGACAATAGAGCTTTCCGACAGCGATGGAAAGAAAAAGACTGAGAATCCTATCTCTGTTCTTACCGGAATCTTCGAATCATTGAAGCCGAAGGTTGAAGAAGGTGCTTTGAACCTTTCTGATTCAGAGCCAAAAGAAGTTGAACCTCTCAACTTTAACGTAATTTAAGTAAGGAGACCAAACTATGAATGGCTTAATTTATGAAGTTGAACCAACTGGTCAGGAAGCCGCAGACAGAAGACATCCACCAGTAATCAACCGTGTACAGTTCCCTTCAGCTGGGCACGATGAAATCAAAGTCGGAGAAATGCTTTTTGAAGGAAGCAGAGAGAACGCAAGCCATCAGGCAACTTATGGTGCTACCAAAGCTGCTGAAGCTACAAAGAAAACTCTCACCGGAACAGGTGACGGCACAGCCACAGCTTTCAGCTTTGACTTTGGCGAAGTTGTTCCTGGTTCTGTAAAAATCGTTACAAACGATTCAACAGCAAAAGAAGTTACTGATAACGGTGACGGAACTCTCGGCGGAGAGTCTGAAAGCGGAACTGGTACTGTTGACTATGCAACAGGCCATGTAAGTGTAACATTCGCTGCCGCACCTGCAAATGCAAAGACTGTTACTGCAACAGCCATTCCAGGCGCAGGCTTTGTTGGAATCGCAAACGATGCACTTGATGCATCTGAAGATGACGGTGTAAACGTTGTTCTTCACGGAACAATCTGCGAAGGAATTGCCAAGTACAACGGCTCAGCTGCTTCAGAAGAACAGCTCAAGTTCCTTTCTCGTCATGGTATTTGGTAATAGGAGGACAAAATGCCTAAACAGTTTGCAAAATTCTTGAACCCTCGTGTTCTCGTTGGTGAGCTTAATAAAATGGCTCCACTTCATACACCAATTCTTGACCTGGTGTATGCGGATCAGGTAAATCATCCGTTCTCAACAATCGGATATGAAGACCTTGTAACCTCAATCAAGAACATTCCGCTTGTAAGCCGTGGAGCTTCAAGTTACGCAATGCCGCTTGATGGAAACAAGCTCCGCTTCATTGAACCTCAGAACCTTACTCCTTCTCATTTCATTGGTGCAAACAAGCTCAATGATATGAAGAGCTTCAACGAAGGTCAGCAGAAGACATACATCCTGAACAAGGTTGACCAGCTTCGCCGTACCGTTCGCGCTTCAAAAGAAGCTCTTGCCATTCAGTCTTTGACAGGAAAGATTGAGTATGGTGTTCGCAATGCCGACGGTGCAATGGAAAAATACACTGTAGACTTCGGAAGTGTTAAGTCTACAACAATCTCAAAAAAGTGGGATGCATCTGGAGCAAAGGCTTCTGACGTAATCAAAGATGTCGGCGCAATGGTTGCCGACATCAAGAAAACCTCAAGTGCAACAAAGTTCATCGGTTTTATCGATTTCACAACTTATGCTGCAATTGTTGACCTTTGCAACAACGCTTCTACAAAACTTCCAATCGAAGTTACAGAAGACAGCATCGTAATTGGAGCTGTAAAACTTTATGTTACAGCTGCTACATACTTCGACTATGTAACAAAAACCAACAAGCCTTTGATTGCTGAAAAGAAGGTTATGGTAATCGGTGTAGATGACGGTTTCCGTTTCTACAACTGTGCGCTCGACTCTCTCGAAGCAGACTTTGCCGGAATCCCATTCGGAGTTCGCGAGGTTCTCAAAGACGATCCTGAAGGTGAAGAAATTATTGGTATGGCTCGTCCTATGCCAATTCCAAATGTAAACGCAATCTGCGTTTCTACTTGTCTTCAGTAGGAATTGAACCATGGAAGAATTAGGACTTGCAGGAATACCAACCGCGCCGGAGAAAAAGAGAGAAGTTCCCTTTGCCCCCTTTGGAACACCCATAACGGCAGACGAAGTGGAAAAACGCCTTTCTACAAATCTCTACAAACAGCTTGCGGACGGAAATCCGGATTTTGTGCCTGACGCTGTAAGCCGCGCCCAGGTCTACATAGGCACAATTCTTTCATGGCTTGGAGTGCAATTCAATCTTGATAATGCAACAGTGCGTGAAATCGTGCTGATGCAGACTATCTACGAGCTGCACATGGCTTTAGGTCACGAAGAAGCGGGGCGCGAATACCGCAAGCAGATGTACAACACTGTTGTTGCTGCCTACGGCTCGTTTCCCGATTCAGACAACCAGGAACAGATAAAGGTTCCTTCCGGGGCAGTTGTAAGGCCGCCCCGAAATCCGCGCCAGAAGCAGCTTGACCAGGCAAGGAGATTTACCCTTTGAATTTCACTGATGTGAATGCAGAGCTTAAGAAGATAACAGCTGAACTTTCAAACCCCGGAAAGGTTGCACTTGCCGGAGTAAAGGCGGCAGACATCATCCGAAAGCATCTGTATGAAGGGGAAGGCTTTGAGCCTCTTGGTCAGGTCACAAAGGACTACCGCGGAGATTCCAAAGGCAGACCTTTACTTGATACAGGCCACCTGCGTGATTCAATCACTGCAGAGCTTGTAAACAAGGAGACCGTTTCCGTAGGAACAACCGTTAAATATGCTGCAATTCAAAACAATGGCGGCGTTATAACGGCTAAAAAGGAATGGCTTTTTATTCCTGGTCCAAGAATGCGCTACTACGAACGCAAATACGGAAGAAAGCCGGGAGACGTTCTGAACGGTTTACGGAGTGAAGGTTTCTGGGTGTACCGCGCCGGACGTGCCGTTTTCTATAGGGAAAAAGAAAAAGGCTCAAAAGCGCACGTGGCATATTATCTAAAAAAGTCGGTTGAAATACCGAAAAGGGAGTTCTTCTATCTCACAGATGAAGAACTTGAAACCATATTGAAGGAGGTATCTGATGACATCCTTTAACGTTATGAATCTTTTTGTTTCTCAGCTCAAACGAAACATTGCTTCATCCGAACGCTGCAAGACAAAGATTATAATCACGCCTTCAAGCGTAAACGAAAAAGGTATTGTAATAAAGGTATCACTTTTAAAAACAGCTCCTGAACAGGTATACCAGGCTAAGAGAAATGCAAGAAGTGTAAGGCTTCGAGTTTCGGTAAGTGGTACTGTAGAAAGTCTTACAGGACTTGAACAAGCAGTAGAACTTATACAAAAGCTAGATAGTTATCTTAGCACAGAAAACCTTAGGTTAGAAGAAACTGTAGAAGGAGAAAACTCCATGCAGACAGGCTCAAAGATTCCTAACACAAGAATTCAGCAGATTATCAGCAATGAAGACAGTTTCTTTTTAAATCCTGATTCTACAGATGTTCAGGATGTACAGGACGACAGGACTGTAATAATCACAGTCCCGGAGGAATCATGACAAGTACAACAACGTACAAAACAGAAAACGGAAAAACTGTAAAGGTTGAATCCGAAACTGAAAAAGGCGGGTCCACAGAGAAAATTGAGAAAACTGTAGACGATAAAAAACAGAAATCTAAAGGCAAAACAGAATCTGATTCTGATATTGCTGAAGTGGAGGAAATCTAAATGTCAGAAGAAAAAGCATTGGTCGGAGACGACGGCGCATTCTACACAGGAAAATTAGGTTCAACAGAATATGAAGGAGATGGAACAAAAACCCTTAATATTCTCGTTGGAGGAGCAGGTGCAACTTCCGGCGGAGAGGGAATGTATGTAATTACTGCAAAGGCTGAAAGTGGTTCATTCTTCCCTGCAAAGGCAAAGGTTGGAGAACTTTATCCGGCTATTGGTTCTGAAGTTCTCGCTTCTGGTGACAAGCTCAAAAAACTCGATCTTACACACGTTGCAGACTGTACCGGCTGGCAGCTGGACATCACTCAGTCGGAAATTGAAGTAACCCGACTTGTAGACAAGTTTAAGAAATACCGTTTGGGCAAAAAAGATGCCAGCGGAACCGTAAACTCCATTATGACGCTCGGAGTTTCAGACGAGGCAGATGGAATGATTGCAAAAACAATCAAAACTTTCCGCCGCAAGATTTCCGGCGAAAATACAACAATTACAATTACCGATGTTGCAAACGAACCTGTTTACTTCCTCGGTTATGTAAACAAGACTGATGTTCCTGGCGAAACAGAAGCTTTCATCTTTGGTCAGGTATACCTGTTCAATGTAAAACTCGGCGGTTCAACCGGCAATGCACAGAGCTTTGACTCTTCAATGCGCCTTACAGGTCAGGATCCTGTATTCTACAGTCTCGATATTCCAGGACTTACATCATAGGAGAAAGAAATGGTAATTACAGTTTCAAAAGTTAAAACATTCGAGCCGGAGTTCAATGGAAACAGAGACCTTCCGGCAACCGAAAGAATTGTCGTAAAATACAAGAATCCTACAGTTGCAATGCGTGAACGTCTCATTGCCCGCCCTGAAGTAAAAAGCCACGCGGACACAGACGGAAAGCTCGACGGTGTAGACATCGTGATGGGAGAAATCAACAAGGCAACTGCCCTGCGCGAAATGCTCGTTTCAATCTCCGGTTGTGCTTATGCAGATGAGAGCGGAACTGAGCATGCTATCAGCAATGCAAAGGATCTTATGGAAGCCCCTTCAGAGTTCAACGAACTTACAGACGAAATCGTCAAGAAGTTCGAAGAAGAACTTAACAAGAAGGTGGACGAAAAAAACTCCAAATAGCCTTCCGTGCTTACAAGGAAGGCATCTACAAACACGAGTACAAAGGCAGACGTGCAGAAGTTCTTTGGAACACTCACGTAAAAGGAGATGACGGCAAGGAAATATTCATAAAACGTTCTGAAATAAGCAGGTATGTCAATGAATACTTCTGGAAGGTCCTCCAGGTTTACCTTATGACGGAAACAATGAAATGTCTGCCGTTTTCCGGTGGATGGGCAGAACAGCCTTACGAAATTGCTACCGTCATTGCACTCTTCCGCATTGAACAGAACAGATGGGAAAATGAAGAGTGGGAAAAAAGCAAAAATAAAAAGTAGAATACGGTGCAGAATGTGTTGTTCTGCACCTTTTTTTTGCCCCTATTTCATCATTTATACAGCCTTTAAACTAAGATTAAATCAAAGATAGACCCCCACCTCTTTATCTTTGGGATAATCCATGGACAAGAAAACCCTCGAAATACAGATTAAGATTCTCGCAAATAAAGCTCTCCAGCAGGTTAAAGAGTTTGGAGACGACATAAAGAACACAGCTGACAAGGCAAAAGGTTTTACAGGTGATGCAACAAAGGTCGCTGCCAGTATTAAATCAATGCAGGATGCAGCAAAAAGAACTGCAAATCAGCTGAAGCTTTTCGGTATGAGCTCATCGGATTTACGAAATACAACGCAGAACCTTAAAAAGACAATTCTCGACCTTACTGAAGCCGGGCTGAAACCTGAAACGCAGGAAATACAGAATCTTGTAGAACAATACAGGGAACTTGAATCACAGGCTGATAGAGTTGAAACTTCAGAACAGGGGATTTTCGGAGTTATCGGAAAACTTAAAAACGAGATTGGCTCGCTCGCCGCAGTTGCAGCAGCAGTAAAGATAGACAAAGCTGTAGCAGGCCTTGCAAACTCTACCCTCGAAGTAAATAATTCATTTCAGAAAATCAAGGACGACTTCGGCATAATGCTTGGCGATGTAGAAGCCGGAATCGGACTTTTCAATGAGCTTCAGGAATTCAATTTCTGGACTCCGTTTGACATTGAGCGGACTTCCCAGGCAGCAAAGGTTCTTGTTTCTGCAAAAGTGCCTCTCAAAGATTTAACAGACTATCTCACACGCTTCGGCGACATTGCCCAGGGCGACGCGCAGAAGTTCCAGTCATACATAAACGCATTCTCAAAGGCAAGCGCAAAAGGCAAAGCCGACATGGAAGTGCTTAACGTCTTCACAGACCAGGGCGTACAGATTCTTGATGCACTCGGTCAGCAGATGGGAACGACATCTGCAGAAATAGTTAATATGGCAAGTGAGGGAAAAATCAGCTTCCAGGATCTGGACAATGCACTCAAGGCAATGGCTTCTGAAGGTGGCTTATATTACGGAACTCTTGAAAAGGCAGCAATGAGGCTTGATGCTGTACAGGCAGGACTTGATGAATCAGTGAAATCTCTGAAAGCAAGTTTCGGTGAAATGCTTGCGCCGGCAGTTTCTGCAGTTTTAAGCGTATTTACAGATCTAGTAGATAAAATAAACAGTTCTCCGATTCTAAAGGGTGTTCTTGCTGCCGCAATTGTTACAGTTACAGCTGCGGTTAATGTACTCGCAGTGATTTCAATAGTAAAACTAATAACAAATCTCCATCTTGCAACAGTTGCAGCGGCTGGGCTTGGAGCTGCAATTAATACGGCACTTCCTATCTTAGGAGCGGTAAGCGTAGTAATAGGTGTTGTGACTGCAGCTGTGGTAGCAGAAAAGGCAGCACACCAGAAAGCTGCAGATGCAGCAGCTGAACATGCAAAGGAAATAAAACAGCTTCATCAGGAATACAAGAATTATCTGTCAACAGCAGACATGACAGAAACAATCCGTGAACTTGACCGTGCACAGAAAGTTGTAGACTCAAAACAGAAAGAAATAGAACGTCTGAACAAGCAGAAAGCAGAAACTCCTCAGCGAATCAGTAAAATGCAGAACGGTTATAAATATGAGGTTAGCAATCCTGAATATGAAAAGATACAGCAACAAATCAAGAAAACCGAGGAAGAACTCACAAGAGCACAGAATCGTGCAGACGTCGCAAGAGAGAGAATAAAGCAGATAAAAGAAGATTCTCAAAAAGAAGCTTCAAACGCAGCGGCAAAAACCGTTGAGCTTGCAGGACGAATGGGCACTGAGTGGCAGGATAAACTTGACGCACAAATTGAAGGCATTGAAGCACAGAGAAAAAAATCAATTGAAAAACTACAGAAACATGCCTCAGAAATCTATGCAGAAAACTACAAAAATGAAGAATCTTACAGGAAAGAACTTGCAGCCCTGAACAAATACTATGACGACAAAAAAGCCGATGAAGCGAAAAAACAGGCTGAAAAGGAAAAGGCTGAACTTGAAAAGAAACTTGCAGAACAGAAAGCGGCGATAGAAAAAACAAATGAAGAAATCCGCTCAGCCCTTTCCAATGTTTCTGAATGGGTCCACTCAGATGATTCCGAAATAGAAAAAATTGAAGCAGAGTACAGAAAAGCAATTGACTCCATCAATAAGGATTTTGACGTTTTAATCAGGAACGGAGTAGCTACAGAAACTGACTGCATAGAAGCTGTTGCAAACATAAGAAAGCATTATGACAAACAGATAGCCGAAGCAAGAAAAAAGGCACAATCTGAATACTGGCAGAAAGAAGCAGAGGAAGCTTCAAAACAGCTGAGAGAAGGAAACATAAACAGAAAGAACATTGCCAGATACACTGGCGCAACAACCATGTCTGCATTGCAGGAATCTGCAGGAGAAACTGATTTTGGCAGTCTTTTTACAGGTCTTTCTGCACTGACATCAGCTATATCTTCTGTTGTTGCTGCATTTGTAAAATGTCTACTTGAGATTGAAAACGTAAGTAAAATCTTGAACTGGGCCGGAACAATCATAGAAAAGGTATTTGAGTATATAGGTCCGATTATCAATGATATTCTTGCTCCTCTGGTTGAGCTGATGGAAACAGTTGGCGAAACTATAGGTCAGATATTAACTCCTTTATTTGCTGTGATTCAGATTCTGACAATGCTGTCAGGTTTAATCATAATCTTAAAAGTTCTGTCAGCAATACTACAGGTTGTAGGTGGTGTATTTGAGTGGCTTTATAACAAGATAATTGTTCCTGTCGGAAATAAATTCATTGATATTATCAATTCCATCATCACAGCTTTAAATAAAATACCTTGGGTAAATCTCAGTAAACTTGATAATCTCAAATATATTGGTGAAAAAGCAGAAGAAATTGCAGAAGAAACGGCAAAAACCCTTGAAATGGTTAAGAAAAGATATGAAAGAATGAAATCTGCCGTCGAATCCATTCTTGAATCACAACTTGATGCACTCAAAAGCCAGTATGAACTTGGACTTATATCAAGAGCTGAATATGAACGCCAGGCAGAAAAATATGCAGCAGAAGCAGATTCTAAGATTTATGACATCAACAAGGAAATGGAAGATACTCTAGAAGCCATAGAAAATGGAACCGTAGAAATCGCAGATGTATTAAAAGAACAAGGCATTGGCACGTCCTCTGATTTAGAGCACATGAAATATACTATTCTTCCAGGAGGTAATGTAATCCATGAATGGGATGTAAGAGGATTACAGTCTGGAGGCTCTCCTAAATCTTCTTTGTCAGTTAACGTAACCGTTCAGGGCAGCGTAGTCACAGAGCAGAAGCTTGTTGATTCAGTATATCAGGGTATTGCTAAAGGCATACAGTCAAACAGATACAATGCACTGGGAGCAGCATAAAATGATAAGAATAATACTTACAGCAGGAAACGAAACAGCAGAAATATTTCCTAAAGACAATCTTACAATTCCGCGAGGAAACATAAACGAAAATCTCCAGCACGAAGAAAGCCGTTGTACTTTCTCTATTTCTTATGATGAGCTTGTGTTAAGGCTGCTCATACAGTACAAAGAAATTGCAGCTGTCGTTACGAATAATGATATTCCTGTATTTACGGGGCAAATCAGCAGTGAACTGTCCTGGACAGATAACGGCAGACCAGAACCAATGGACGAGATTCAACTTGTCATTAAGGACAATACCTATCTGCTGGATAAGAAAACAGAAAGTGACTTTGCCCTTATCAACACAACACTCTCACAAATTATAACATCAATCTGTTCTGTCTGTGGTGTAACAGTCAATCCTTCTGAAAATCTACCTGATACAGCTGTAAGGGCATTTGTTTTAAACCGTGCTGAATCATACCTTGAAGGCTTATTAAATGTTCTTTATGAGCATGGTTATACATTCACTTTTGATGGGGCTGGAAGATTTTCTCTAATAGATATATCTGGAGAAAGAGAAAACACCCTGAGCCTTACAGAATCAGAACTGCTTACTGGACTGAACTGGTCAAAAAGCCAGCATCAGTATGACCAGATAAAAGTGCAGTATGCAGCACTTACAAAAAAGGAAAATGAGCAGGTCTATTGGGAAGGAAACGGACTCGACGAAGAGAATCACGTAAATCCTATAATCCTACGTCCGGGGCAATACTATCCTTATGAATCAGATCCTGTAGAAGAGGCGCGTTCGGGGCAGGTTTTCCAGACATTTTCAACAGGTTATGCCGAAAGCTACAAAACATACTCAGGAGAAAAGCGATACAGACGTTCAGAGAAAACAAGCCTACTCTATACCGAAAACCACAGTCTGGTTCAGGACTGGGATTCTGGAATCACGGTCAACAGAACGGGCTACGGCTATTGTAGTGCATCTGTAAGGCTACATAATGACAGCAATCAGGATAAAAATCTTTATCAGCTGGCTATTAGGGCAGATGCCTGGTACAGACAGGATGGAAGCAGCGTTACTCTTGGAAGCGGACAGAAATCTTTTGACTATGAAACACGCTTTATTTTTGATTCAGAAAAAGCACAAAATTTTGCAGAAATACTTTCTCGATACTACAGCCGCGGACAGTACAAGATAAGCGGACGAATTGAAGAATCATGCATGGCTGGAGACTATGTTACGATTGACACTGGTCTCTCAGGCGTTACGACACAAGCCATAGTTCTCTCTTCAACTTATTCCCCGGAGACAGGATTGTACAGCGTAACAATGCTCACTTACGGAGAAGTCAGTATTGTTTCAGGAATGTATCAGGAACGTTCGGCTTTCACCCAGGAGCCGGAAACCGTAATCAATGAGGAAATAACCTACGGCATTTCACAGTCTGCACAGTCCCAGCCAATATCATGGACATCCGAAATCCCGGAAGCTCAGCCGGAACAATACTTGTGGACAAAAATCTCTACTCAATACACATCAGGAAGAGAATCTGTAAGACTGACTTATTCTTACCAGGGGAAGAATGGAACGAATGGTGCGAAAGGAGACACTGGAGCTACAGGAGCAACAGGTGCCACAGGTGCTACCGGGGCAACAGGGAAAACGGGTGCTACAGGAAAGACAGGCGCTACCGGAGCCACAGGAGCAACGGGAGAACCAGGAGAAGACGGCTATAGCATAGAAATCTTATCATCAGCAGGAACCGTATTCAAAAACGGAAGCGGAAATACAACCCTTACAGCCCATGTCTATCAGGGGGGAACCGAAATAGATCCGAACGGAACAGAATTACAATACACTTGGAAAAAATACAACGCAGCCGGAGAAAGAGACACGTCTTTTTCTGCATCAACAAAAAGCATTACAGTCGATGCTTCGGATGTTGATAATAAAAACGATTATGAAGTTGAGGTAACATTATGAGAATACTGATTGCAGTTCCGACTTATGAAAATATTACTCCAGATACATTCAAGTCAATTTATGAGCTTGATAAATGCGGGCATGACTGCTTTTTTGATTTTATACGAGGTTACGCTTGTGATGCAGCGCGCAATCATATTGCAGAACGTGCGTTGGAGCTTGAAACAGATTATGTTCTTATGATTGATAATGATGTGATTTTACCACACGATGCACTTAAAAATCTGCTGGAAGGCGATAATGATGTTTGTCTTGGCTATTGTGCACGCAGATTAGATGAATTGGTATCAAATCCACAAACCTGTATTTACAAGAACGATGGAGAATTCAGTTATACTCACAACTTCCTGGCAAAAGAATTAATAACAATAAAAAATGCTTGTATAAAAAGAATTCAGATTCATGGTGGCGGAATGGCTTGTGCATTAATCAAAACAGAAGTTTTCAGAAAACTGAAATTCCCCTGGTATAAATTTGTGACTTATGACGACAGAGGTGTTCTGTCAGAAGATTTATATTTTTGTGAACAATGTAATCAGAACAACATCCCTATCTATGTTGACACAAGGGTTAATTGCAAACACCTGTTCAGAACATTCGTATCTGTGGAGTAAAATAAAATGGCTGGATTAAAATCAAGAATTACATTAGCCGATTTGTCAGACGGTTATACGGTATTACTGACAAACTCATCTCACACTTTTGCCGGAGGTGTTTCAGCAGCTCTTGAAAGTTCAATAACTACTCAGATAGTTGCTCTTCGTGGTGGCGTATTGGTTTCTGCATTAGTTGGAACAATTACAGGAATGCCAACAGGTATGCAGGCTACTATAGTCGATAACAACACTACCTCTGCAAAAATTACTATCTCTGTTTCAACATCAATGACATCAAGACAGGGAGTTGTGACAATACCTGTAACAGTCGGCGGAACTCTTTTTAATCTTGATTTCAGTTATGCGCTCGCTCTTGTCGGTGCAAAAGGTGATACAGGAGCTACCGGCGCTACTGGAGCAACTGGTAAAACAGGCTCTACTGGCTCAACAGGAGCCACAGGCGCAACCGGTTCTACCGGCTCAACCGGAGCCACTGGTGCGACTGGCAAAACTGGCGCGACAGGAGCCACTGGAAAAACAGGTGCAACGGGTGCTACTGGGGCTACAGGTGCAACTCCTCCAGTCTATACATGTGAACTTTCAATGAGTGCAGTAGGTTCAGCTGTAACAATGAA